CACAGGCTCAAAAAATATCAGCGAGCGGCTCCAGTTCGGTATTGGCGGTATCTGGAACTGGCGCATTATCACAAGCGCAAACCACAGCAGGCACGGGGAGTGCATCGGTTGCTAGTGTCAGTGGAACGATAGCGACAAGTCAAGCGCAGAAGATTGTTGGTGCTGGCTCGGCTAATCCTGCGAGTGTTAGTGGCGTGGCGTCTACTTCGCAGGCTCAAAGAATAGCGGCTAGTGGTTCATCCGCTGTCTCGGGCATATCTGGTGCTGCGACTACGTCGCAGGCACAAACAACCGCAAGCGAGGGGAATTTTAGTGTCGGCGCAATTGATACACACGATGGTGACGCATGGGTAAGATTCCGCAAAAAGCTAGAGCGTATTGTCAACATTCAAGATGCGATAGAAGTTGTCAAAAACGCCCCTAAAGAAGCGATTGAGGCAATTCAAGAATCGGACGTTAAGCCCAAAGTAAAAGCTAAAGTAGTTGCAATTGATTACCAAAAGGTAAACGATTTCATAAAGTTGCAAGAATTTATTGCAAAACAACTACTAATTATTGTAGAATTGCAAAGAATCGAGCAAGAGAACGACGACCTATTAACCTTCATGATGATGGACTAAAATGAGTAAAGGTAGCAACCGCAGACCAGAGGATGTAGATGCTTTTGATAGCGCATACGAAAACATTTTTAAAGGTGGTGTTAAGCGAGGCAGGTTCATTTTTGACGCAGAAAAAAAAGAGTTTGTTCCAGCTAGTGAATACGTCCCGCCTAATGTGGTCGCTCCTTTTGTGTTGGCAGACATTCAGCCATACAAATCTATGCAAACGGGTGAAATGATAGGCGGTCGCAGGCAGCACCGTGAGCACCTTAAACAACATCGTTTAATCGAGATCGGCAACGAGGTTAAAGCACATTTAGCGCCCAAAGCAAAACCCGATACAGGTCTTCGTCGGGATATAATCGAAGCCTACAAACGCCACAACTAGGAAAACCCTATGTCAGACCTAAGATCAGCCCTTCAAGACGCTTTTGAAAAACACAGCGATGATTCTCCGCAGCCTATCGTACCATCTCAATCAGAGGATTTATCTACGGACAAACCCTTAGAGACAACTGATGTAAAAGCTGATAAACCCCGCGACGAAACGGGAAAGTTTGCAAAAGCAGAATCGGCAGACTTAAACAAGCCAATCGAGCCAGAGCCAGCGCCACGTAAAGCCCCTTCTAGTTGGAAGCCTGACGCGCAAACGGCGTGGTTAAAAGCTGATAAAGGCGAAGCGCTGACACCAGGGGAGGTTAGGCTATTGGCATTAGAGGCAGAGCGCCGCGAAGGTGACTTCCATAAGGGCGTGAGTGAGTTTAAAACCCATAGCGAACGCGCAAGGCAATATGACCAAGCGATAGCGCCATATCAAGCTACCTTAAAACAATTAGGTGTAGATGCGCCTACAGCAATATCTAAGTTACTACAAGCTGACCACACACTAAGAACGGCAGAACCAGCAACTAAGGCGGCATATCTTCGGCAGTTAGCTATTCAGTATGGTGTTGACTTAGAAAATTCCCCGCAATACGACCAACAAACACAAAATATGATGTTTGAGCTACAAAACTTGCGTCAAGAGCAAATGTTGTGGCAAAATAGAAATCAAGTTCAAGAGCTAGAACAAGTAGGGCAGACCCTTACTGAGTTTGGCTCAGAAAAGCCTCATTTTGAGGCCGTCCGTAACGATATGGCAGACCTGATTGAATCTGGGCAAGCTAAATCGTTACAAGAAGCCTACGATAAGGCTGTTTGGTTGAATCCAAACGTCAGGCAAACCCTGATTGAAAACGAACGAGCGGAAGCGTCTAAAAAGTTTGAGGTTGAACGTCAAGCACAGCGAGCAAAATCTGCGGCTGTTAGCGTGAAAGGTTCTTCACCCTCGACTGTTGGGGCGCAACAACTCAAAGGTTCGCTGCGAGATATTATCGCGGCGCAAGTTTATCAATCCTAGAAAGGGTAAAAATGGCTACTTTTCCAAATGTGAACGACATTATCGCCACAACCATCGAATCACGAACAGGCTCACTAGCCGACAATGTGACAAAACAAAATGCATTCCTTGACAGGATGCGTAAGCGCGGCAACGTGAAAACGTTTTCGGGCGGTCGTATCATTACTCAAGAGATTATGTACAACGACCCAGCCACTCAAAACGCAGGGGCATTCTCTGGTTATGATGTGATTGACATCACCCCAAACAGCCCCATCACTTACTCGCAATTTGACATCAAACAGTACGCTGCTGCTGTCACTATTTCTGGCTTGGAGGAGTTGCAAAACTCTGGCGCCGAGCAGTTTATCGACTTGTTAGAAGGTCGTATGCAAGTGGCCGAGGCGCAACTGGTTAACCAAATTAGCGCTGATTGCTACGGTGATGGTACAGGGCAAGGCGGCAAGGCCATAACTGGCTTGGCTGCTGCTATTTCAGCCACTCCTACATCTGGCACATACGGCGGTATTAACCGTGCGACATGGAACTTCTGGCGCAATGTGGCTTTTGATGCAACTACCGATGGCGGCGCTGCTGCCACTTCGGCAAACATCCAAGGCTATATGAATCGCGTCGCTGTTCAATTGGTGCGCGGCTCTGACCGTCCAGATATGATTGTGGCTGATAACAACTACTACCGTTTATTCCTTGAGTCGCTGCAATCAATCCAGCGTATTACAAGCGAATCTGACGCTGCGGCTGGCTTCACATCTATCGCCTATAACGGCGCTGGATTGAATTGCCCAGTGTATTTGGATGGCGGTATCGGTGGCGCATCCCCCGCTAACCGCATGTATTTTATTAACACAAAGTACATGTTCTTCCGTCCACACGCTGCACGAAACTTCACCGCCATCGGTGGTGATCGTCAATCCGTCAATCAAGACGCAACCGTGAAACTCATGGGCTGGGCGGGTAACTTAACCTCGTCTGGTTCGCAGTTCCAAGGCGTTTTGCTAGATTAACCAATTAAACCTGAAAGGAATAAATCATGGCATTACCATCAACAAGCACCACTAAGATTGGGGCTGACCTTAACACCATCACTCTCGCTGCTGACATTGCCTCTGGCAAATCTGCGGATGCTAGACTTGGTGACCAAGTATGGGGGACTAACGGTCGTCGTTATGTGTACGCACAAGCATCGATTGCAATCCCTGCATCAACCGCTGTATGTACCATCCCGCCAACAACGTTCCTTGCGACCGCAACGGCAGGTGCTTACACCTCGCCAGCAACGGCAATGGCAACGGGCGACCGTGGCTGGTTCTCAATCGCCAGCGTGTAAACCAAGAGGGGGAGAAATCCCCCTCTTTTTCTTAACTTTTTGAAAGCCCCACATGGAAAACCCTACAGGCGTATTTGTCACCTTTTACACCGATGCTGTTGAACTCAAATATGAGAGCGAGCTTCAAAAACGACCTATTTTTAAGGACGTACCGTTCATTCGGAAGATGGTACCAGGCGATGCAAACAACATTATTGAACGCGCCGCTAAAGAACAGGACATGCGGCAATACCCTCGCCAATGGGCTGAGTATGAAGCAATGAATAAATCAGGCGAAGTGATTGGAACGCCGTTAGAAAAATGGCCTAACATCACACGCGCACAAATCAAAGAACTCAAATACGTAGAGTGCCACACTGTTGAGCAGCTAGCTCAAATGAGTGATGGCAATCTGATGAAAATGGGCGCAGGATTTAGACCGCTTCGTGAGTCCGCTTTGAAGTGGCTGGATAGCCTTAACGTTGCAAAAGTAGATGAAGAGAAGGAATCGCTTAAAAAGCAAGTGGCAGAATTGTCCGCAACTGTCGACGAAATTAAACGCACTCCAGGGCGGCCTAAGAAAGACGAATAATGACTTTAATTCAATTGATTCAACAAGTCTGCGCTGAGTTAGCACTTAACCAGCCTTCAGTCGTTATCGGCTCGCAGGATAAGCAAGTCCAGCAAATGCAGGCGTTATTGAATCGATTGGGTATTGACCTTGTTCGTCAGTTTGAATGGCAGAGACTTCAGTCTGAGTATCTTGTGACAACCGCAGCGGTTACTTTATCTGGCACAACTGTAAACGGCTCAAAAACCATCACATTAGCTAATACATCGGGTTTGACAACGCAATACGGCGCTATAGGGGCTGGTATCCAGCCATTCGCGCAGATTGAATCTGTATCGTCTCCTACAACCGTTTTAATGAATATGCCTGCAACGGCTGACGGAACGGCAGATATTACATTCTCACAAAACGCCTACAACCTTCCTTCAGATTGGGATAGGCAAATCCCACAAACCGAGTGGGACAGGACAAATCGCTGGCCGCTGATGGGGCCAGAGTCGTCGCAAGATTGGCAGTCATTCCGTTCTGGCATTGTTTATTCTGGGCCTCGCCAACGATTCCGCATAGCTAATAACGCGGTAAACATTGTCCCATATCCGCCTAACGGATTGATTTTTTCGTATGAGTACATCTCTAGCGGGTGGATTACAGGCATAGACGGAGCACGTAAATCTACATTTACAGCAGACACTGACACGCCCATATTTGATGATTCATTACTAATTACTGGATTGAAAGCGCAATGGAAAGCGGCTAAAGGATTAGACGGAACATTTGATTTATCGGAGTTTCGTAGCTTGCTAGAAACCTTAAAAGGCCAAGACAAGAGTGCGCCTAAACTCAGTTTATCGCCAATCTTCCCCACTGGCATGCTAACGTTAAACAATGTCCCTGATGGCTCTTGGGGGGGGGCATGGTAGCGCCTAAATTTAGAACGCTATCAATTCCCGCGCCTGTCGGCGGGTTAAATGACCGAGACTCTATCGCAGCAATGAAACAAACCGATGCGGTCGTGCTAGAAAACTGGTGGCCATACCCTTCATATCTTGAGGTTAGAAAAGGCAGCGCAGAACACGTTACAGGCGCGGTTTCTCCTATTGAAACGCTAGTGGAATATCTGCCAGAATCAGGCACTTCTACGCTCTTTGCAGCGTCTGGCACATCTATTTATAACGTAACTACGGCGGGAGCTTTGGGTGCTGCTGTTCAATCAGGGCTGTCTAATGCGAGATGGCAAGAAGCGAGCATTACAACGCCTGGCGGGTCGTTCCTTTATCTTGTAAACGGCGCAGATTCTCCTAGATTGTGGGACGGTACAACGTGGACGGCGGTGACGAACGTATCCGCGCCTGCAATCACTGGATTGACGACAAACGATTTAATCCATGCTTGCGTTTATAAGAATAGGCTGTTTTTTGTCGTAAAGAATAGCATGGAGCTTGCTTACTTGCCTACTTTGTCAATAGGCGGAGCAGCGGCTTTCCTTGACCTTGGCTCTGTTTTTAGAATGGGCGGGTCAATCAACGCCATTTATACATGGACGATTGATGCGGGGGCTGGCGCTGACGACCATTTAGTTATCATATCTACCAATGGGGAAATAGCGGTTTACTCAGGCACTGACCCTAATAGTTTAGCGGCTTGGCGGCTTGTTGGCGTGTTTACTATGGGTAGACCGCTAGGACGCAGATGTGGCATTAAGTACGGTGGAGACCTAGCCATTAACACGATGGAGGGCGTATTCCCACTAGGAAAAGGGCTTTTAAGTGCAAGCGTTGACCGCAGGGTAGCGTTGACTGACAAGATACAAAACTCAGTAAGCCAAGCGGCAAATTCTGAAGGATCAACTTTTGGTTGGCAATTATGTTTGTACCCTGACCAGAACATGTTAATTTTGAACGTGCCGCAATCAATTGGTTTAAATTACCAATATGCACAAAACACAATCACTGGGGCGTGGACAAAGTTTACAGGCTGGGATGCAAACGTATGGCTAAATGCATCAAATGGGCTTTATTACGCTGATGCGACAAACGTCTATAAAGCGTGGACTGGAAATTTAGACGTAGCAACGCCTATTCAATCCGATGTGCTCCCCGCATTTACAAACTTTGGGTCTCAAACATTTAATAAATATGTCACGATGGTTAGACCCTATTTAGCCACATCAGGAAGCCCTTCTATTCTTTACGGATTAAATGTTGATTATTTCCTTCAAAACGTAACAGGGGCGCTTAGTTTTACACCTCCTTCAGGTATGGTATGGGGAACGATGGTGTGGGGCGCGATGTTTTGGGGTTCTGGTCTAACCAATATCACAGCATGGAACACAGTAGGTGACGTAGCGAACTCTGCTTCCTTAAGAATGAAAACACAAGGCAATGGGGCTACATTACAGTTTTCAGCGATTGACTACGTTTATCAGCCAGGCAGAGGGGTACTTTGATTTATCTTGATTCAAATGTCGTTGGGTCTTGGGTATGTGAAAAGGCTGGCGGCACATGGATAAAAGGCAACGGCACAACGATTGGATGGTTAAAAGGCGGCAAGTTAGTTGCTGGCGTGATTTATGAGCAGTTTAATGGCGCAAATGTTGTATGTCATATCAGGGGTGATGCGGGGTGGGCTAATCGAAAATATCTAGCGACAATATTTGATTACCCTTTTAACCAATTAAAGGTAAAGCGAATTACCGTACCTGTGAATGATGATAACGAAGCGTCAAAAAAACTTGTAACGCACATGGGTTTTAAGTTAGAATGCACACTAGCGCAGGCTACCCCTAGCGGAAATATGCTTCTTTACCGAATGTTTAAGGAAGAATGTAAGTATTTAAGGGAGTCCTATAATGGGAAAATCTAGCGCACCGCCAGCACCAGACTATTCAGCCGCAGCTAAAGAGACCGCATCAGGCAATCTTGACGCTGCAAGAGCCGCCACAAAAGCTAACCGAATCAATCAAGTAACGCCTTACGGAAGTTTGACATACAGCCAAACAGGTAGCGACCCTGATGCAGGATGGACGCAAACACAAACACTATCCCCGCAGGCGCAGGCAGCACTAGACCAGCAGTTAGCGCTTAATCGAAAGTATGGCGAGACGGCTAATGTGGGATTTGATAAAGCTCGGGCAAGTTTAGAAAACCCTGAGCTTGATATGTCCAAATTACCTCAAAGAGGCATCAATGTAGGACAAACTGCACAGCAAGCGATTATGTCTCGACTCAATCCTCAAATGCAGCAACGCGAGGAGCAGCTTAGGCAGCAAATGGCAAACCAAGGTATCGGGCTAGGTTCTACCGCTTTTGGGCGCGAGATGACCAATTACAACCAAGGCAGAAACGACCTAGAAATGCAAGCTGCATTGCAAGGAATTAGCCTTGACCAGCAAAATAGAACGGCAGCGTTGCAAGAGCAGGCTTACGTGAAAGACCGCCCGTTGAACTTGATTAACGCGCTAAGAACTGGGAACCAAGTACAAAACCCACAATTCCAACAATTCGCACAACAAGCCACAACGCAAGGCCCAAATATGCTAGGTGCTGCACAGGCTCAGTATGGTGCTTCAGTGGACGCGAATAATGTAAATAATGCAAACAATGCAGCGATGATGAAGGGATTGTTTGGTGTGGGACTGGCCGCTGCTGGAATGCCTACAGCAGGCGGTGGTTCTTTGTTTGGAGATTATGCAACTAAGCAAGGCTGGGTTTAATTATGGACTTTGATAGCCAAGAAAAAATATTAGAGCAGCGCAGGGCGCGTTATTTACAACAACAAAACTTCGATTCACCAGATGGTCGAATGGTTGGTGGAAGCTATATTCCAACACATCCACTTGAATCTTTGGCGGCTGGTCTTCGTGCTTATGGGGGCATGCGCGGCGAACAATTCGTGAAAAAAGAATTGGGAGACTTACGCACAAAACGCCAAGGCATGGATGCTGATGCAATGGCTAGGTTTACGTCCGCATTAAGAGGGACACCCGCACAAGATATTCAACCATTAACACCTAATGACGACGAAGGAAATCAAAACTCTGTTATTAGTAGACCAGCTATCGCCCCTGATTCTATGGCGGCATATAGCGCACTTGCTGGGGCAGCCAGCCCACAAATCAGACAGGCGGGTATACAAGGCATGACTCAAATTCCTCAAATGCAGGAGCAACGTCAATTCCAAAGAGACCAGTTGACGGCACAAAACCAAGGGAGAATGGACATTGCACAGTCGGCGCAGCAAGCAAGGGCAGAGCAAGCCATGATTGCACACCAAAACCGTATGGACATGATGGCCTCGCAAAATGCATCACGCGAACAAATGGCGCAGGCGCAAAGAGAATTTCAAATGCAAATGAAGCAGATGAGCGCTTCAATGGCTGCTGGAATGCGTCAACCACAAGCGCCTATTGCAGTCATGGGTCAAGATGGCAAGCCGATACTTGTCGCGCCTTCTCAAGCAATAGGAATGCAGCCGTGGGATAAAAAAGACACGGGTGGAAGACTTCCTACAAGCGCACTAAAGCTACAGCAAGAAGAGGTTGATGCTTTGCAGACAGCCAAATCTATTGATGCTGATGTTGGTGCTTTAATAGGTCAAGTGCAAAATGGAAGCATTCCACTCGGGCCTGTTAGAAATTTAATTTCCAAAGGTCAAAACTTTGCAGGCGCTTCAACTACTGGTAGCCAAAACTTTGCAGCATTTCAAACTGGCTTAGAAAAGCTAAGAAATGACTCTTTGCGATTAAATAAGGGTGTACAGACGGAGGGCGACGCGGTTAGAGCCATGAACGAATTGATGACAAACATCAACGATCCAAAGGTTGTAGAGCGTCAATTAAAAAGAATCCAAGAGATTAACCAAAGAGCGGCGCTTCTTAGACAGAACAATATTAACCAAATTAGGGCAAACTTTGGCGCCGACCCCCTAGATGACTCCTCGGTAACGCAGGGGATTCAACCCTCTATTGGCAGGCAAAACAATCAATCGGCGAAAGGAGCTGCATTAAACAGCGCAGATTCGCAAGCGGAGGCTTGGGCAAAAGCCAACCCTAACGACCCACGCGCGGCAGCTATAAAGCAAAGATTAGGATTTTAAAAATGGCAACATTTGACCCTGATGCATACTTATCGCAAAAGCCTTTTGACCCTGATGCTTATCTTAAAACTTCGTCTGGGACAATGGGTGCGGAACAACCTAAAAAACCTACGCTACTAAGCGAGGCGCTAGGGTCTATCCCTGCACAGTTTGGATTCGGTGCAGCGCGTGGTATTGGTGGCATTGGTGCAACGCTTGGATTACAAGGCGAAGAAGGGCGTAAAGCAGTAGAAAACGCACTTGTTGGCTACGGGGCTAACCCTGATTCGATGGCTTACGGTGCGGGTAAATTAGTATCTGAAATTGCTGCTACTGGTGGGGTTGGCTCAGCTTTGGCTCGTGGCGTGTCTATGATTCCAAGCGCTGCATCAAAAGTCCCTTCGTTAATTGAGGCTTTGCGAACTAGCGGCATGTCGTCTGGTGCGCTTGGTGGCGTAAAAGGATTATTGTCGCGCATAGGCGGCGGTGCTGCTACTGGCGGCGTTACGGCTAGTGCAGTTGGTGGGCTTGATGATGCTGATACTGGGGCAATAATGGGCGGGGCTATGCCTGTTATTGGAAAGATTCTTTCTACTGCTGGTGGTTTTATTAGCCCTGAGCGATTAATGCAAAGCGCATTAAAACCAACGCCAACACAGCACAAATCTGGCGAGGCTAAAACAGCGATTGACACGCTTTTAAAGTATGGCATCAATGCGACACAAGGCGGTGCTGAAAAATTAAAGTCAATGGTTCAGGGTGTGGATGATGAAATTTCAAACCTGATCGCAGGCTCTGGAAAAACTATAAGTAAAGAAAAAGTCTTGTCCACTCTTGGTGATGTTGAATCTAAATTTGCAAACCAAGTAAGTCCCACTTCTGATATTGCAGCCATTCAAAATGTAGGCGCAGATTTTGCACGGCATCCATTAATTAATTCTAGCGACATACCAATTGAACTAGCCCAAAAATTAAAGCAGGGCACTTACAAAATAGTAGATAAAAAATACGGGCAATTAGGTAGCGCAGAAATTGAAGCGCAAAAAGGTTTAGCGAGAGGCTTGAAAGAGCAAATAGCCGAGGCCATGCCTGCGGTCGCACCTTTAAATGCAAAACAAGGCGAGCTAATCAAGGCATTGAAAGTAACAAGAAATAGAGCGATGATGGACGATAACAGAAACCCCGTTGGGCTTGCTGGATTATCTCAAAGCCCATCACAACTAGCAGCGATGCTTGCAGACCGTAGTGCTTTATTGAAGTCTTTGGCGGCAAGAGGTATGAATCGAATTACACCAGAAGAAAATAATTTAGTGATAAATGCACTACGTCAAGGGGCTTATCGTGCTGCGCCTGTTTCACTAACGGATTAACCTCTTAAAAACAGAGCCAAACAAGCGAAAACAGTCAGAGTCAAACCAGCGAAAACAGTAACACCTATCCACCCAAATAAGATAAAAATTAAAGCCCAATACAAGATGATTAGTGAAATTAGCATAAGTAATCTTTAAAAAATTTATCGTAACAAAGGAAAACCATTATGTCAAGAAACGGTAGCGGAACATACACAGCCCCTAGTGGCGCATGGAATCCCGCAATAAACGGCAATAGCGCAACAGCGGCAGACTGGAATGCGCTACTTGCCGACCTTGCTGCGGCAATGACTCAATCCGTATCCGCTGATGGTCAAACGACTATCACGGGCAATTTGAATATGGGTAACAATAAGTTATCCAGCTTGGCAGCTGGTAATGCTTCAGGTCAATCATTAGCTTGGCAGCAATTATTTAGCCAAGGCACTGAGTCAGACCTTGCATCTGCAACGACTACGGATATCGGCGCACAAAACACTAATTTTCTAAGAATCACAGGTACAACGACGATTACATCTTTTGGCGCTAATTACAACGGCCCACGGTTCTTGCGTTTTTCTGACGCATTGACTTTAACGCATAACGCCACAACACTTGTCTTGCCTGGAGGAGGTAATATTTCGACATCCGCTGGAGATACGTGTATATTTATCCCTAAAGCGACCTCAGGCACTCCTGACGGGTGGGTTTGTGTAAGCTACCCTCCGGCGTGGTACGCTAGTAGCAATTTTATACTCTCAGTAGCCGTGCCCGTCCGGCAAACCGTACTCTCAGGAGCAGTTGATGCCAACGGTTTCTCGTCGTTCGGCGGCTCAACTGGGTCAACAACGGTAACAGCAGCATCAACACTAATCGCAACAGCAGCGAATGGTGCGAGTAATCGCACAGGTACTATTTTAAATCCGTCTTGGACGGGGCTGTCCTCCAACGGCACGATGTACCTCGGCTTGACAGTTAACGCATATGGCACTTGCACGCCATTCGTCACAACGCTTGCGCCAACATACCAATGGGGCGGCACGTTTTCAACCGCAAACAATCAGCGGACTTTCAACATCCAGCAGATGCAAATGCAAGTTGGCAACGGTACGACTGCGGCGCAAGCATTTGACGTATTTGTGGGGGAAGTGACTGTCGCTGGCGGCGTAGTTACTGCGATTGTCTGGTATGCGCTTATGGGGAGATACAAATCAGGGTACACAAATACACTTCCTGGGGCGGCTAGTTCAGTCTCTCGCAATCACAATATTGGTACTACGTTTATCCGCACACGCTTTCAGGTTAAATGCTTAACAGCGCAGGCTAGTTACGTTGTCGGCGAAGTTGAGCCAGCGCCTTGGAGGCAGTCGGGAGTAAGCAACAGTAGCGTTATTGTGCCTACCGTACAGTCACATCTTGCCATGCATATCTCGACTGGCAATACTTTGCCGGTAGGAGGTTTTGACCCTACAAACGGCGGGGCTTTTGCTATGACGCCATCTTTTTGGGCTTACGAATTTACTGCGGAGAGGGACTGGTAATGAATATTGACAAGCAAGGTAATCTGTATTACGGCGACATGGTTATAGGCGACCGCGAAGCTACCGAGTCGGAGGTCTCAGCTTGGACGCTCGCACGCACGCCTGTTGCAAAAGCAGTTAAGGCCGCTGAAATTAGAGCTTTAGAAGCGCCGCTAGCCGACGAGGCCGCGAGAATGACACGGCAGGTGACTTTGCAAACGGCACTCGACTGGGCATGCAAACAAGCGCCAAATTTAACCACGGAACAGGTACACGCTGCTTTAATGGCGCAAGGTACGGGCTACTTCAAGCTCTACAACTTGGAGCAGGCTGTTAAGGCGATAAGGGATCGACCATGACCTTGCTATTGTGGATTTTTTATCCGATAGCTATCCAGTACGAGAGGGGCGGCTGGTGGCGACTGTGCTACATCGTAGCCATACCCGTCCTGCTGATTGACGTTGTTGCTAACTACACGGAGCTTGCCGCCGTAACTTGGGATGTTCCTAAGTTGGGGGAGTGGACATTTAGCAAACGACTATCACGGTTACAACATAACACCGATTGGCGAGGCGATTTTGCACGTTACATCGCACCAATTTTGGACAAGATATCACCTAGCGGGAAGCACGTATGAACGACACAATACCACCTGACGCAATAATGGCAAAACTATCGGGGCTAGTTGGCGCATTGGTGTCTCTCAAATTCATTAACGGAAAAAACATCTACGACAAATCCACAATGGTTATTTGTGGATGGGCAACTAGCTATTTTGTCGCCCCTGATATTGCAGCAAGATATAACGTAACCGAGGGGTCAGTCGGATTCCTTTTAGGGCTTGTCGCGGTTGGCACTTGTGGGCTATTTTTTAGATTTTTGGAAGCCGCCCCAATTAGTGAGTTTTGGAAAAAATTACTTAAAAAAATGGGTAAGTAAATGGAAAAGAACGACCTTGCATCATTACTGCGCGACTTCGCCCAAGCCACTAGCAACAGCGTAGCAAGCAACGCTGCTGTACCTGTTGATGTATTGGCATGGCTACTACGAAAAGGCGGCGTAAACGTACCACCTAACCCCGTTATGGGCAGTGATTGGCTTGCTGAAAAAGGCTTTACGCGAGAGGTAAAAAACAAGGGCGCAGGATTGGCAGGCGATATTGCAGGAATGGTATTACCGTTTGCGGGCGTGACGAAAGCACCACAAATAGCTAAGGGGTTACTTGGCATGGGTGAGAACCTAGCAACGCCTAATGCAATGAAAAATGCAAGTCAGCGCGGCGCTGTTGTTTGGCATGGCTCACCTCATAAATTTGATGCGTTTGATAGTAGCAAAATCGGCACAGGTGAAGGCGCACAGGCTTATGGGCATGGGCTGTATTTGGCTGAAAATCCAACGATTGCAAAAACATATCAATCAAAAGTTTCTGCCATGAAAAATAGCGGAGGGCCAACAATTTCTGGAGTTCCGATAAATTGGGATGATCCAGCACAGACAGCCGCTTTTGAATTATCAAGGCATAATGGCGATAGATCTGCTGCGGCAGATTTTTATGAACGCACATTTAAAGCGTCAGAAATACCAGCCATTTTAAGGTCTAATAAACCGTTACCATCCGTTGATTTACCTGGAAATCTCTACAAAGTAGACCTACCAGACGAACACATAGCAAAGATGCTAGACTGGGATAAGCCACTTAGTCAGCAGGCGCCTGATGTGCGAAGCATCCTAGAGAGATTACCGCAATCGCAGCAAGTATTTACAACCCGTGCAGCACCTAAAAATGGTATGACCGAGATAGTATCCCCGTCAGGTGATGGAATGGGGTACTATCACCCTAGTGAAGTTTCTGACGCATTAAAAGACTTAAGCAGTGGATTTTTCAAAAAAATAGGCGGGAAAGAATTAACCGCAGAAGATATTTACAGTAGATTGTCAAATGCATCAACAAAAACAGGCGTTGATAATAAATTTGGCATATCTTTAAATGGGCAACCTGCCGCATCTGAATTTCTTAGACAACAAGGCATTCCCGGCATCAAATACCTAGACGGTGGCTCACGTGGTGCAGGTCAAGGCTCATCAAACTACGTGATTTTTCCCCAAAATGAAAGATTGCTAAGGATACTAGAGCGCAATGGAGAGAGTGTAGCGCCTAATTTTGCATATCCACAAAGCGAGGCGTTGAAACTTGCACAGCAACGTGCAGCACTGCCAAAAAGCGAAGGTGGTCTAGGTTTACGTGCTGATAATACGGCAATGGAACGGGCTGATGTGATGTTTCCGACAGATGCTTATCATGGGACTAATTCTGATATACACGCCTTTGACCCTCTTTTATCAGATACTAGGCGCAAAACAGGCACTCCAAATGGAGCTATTGTTTCATCTACAAATCCAAAGACGGCATCAACTTATGCTGGAGAAGTGACAGATGATTACGGGAACATCATTAATTACAAAGATGGCGGAAATGTTATTCCGCTTAGGATAAATACTGGAAATGGGTTATCTGTAAATGCTAAAGGAGCTAATTGGGGGGACATTTTTACCACTAAATACCCTGATGCAGAAACAACAAACGACATAGCTCAAATTGCATTAGATAAAGGAAAGCAATCAGCTACGATTAAAAAAGTATTAGACAATGCTACGTGGTCAAAACAGAATGGCGTAGATTCAAGGATTGGAGACACTATATTCTCTTTTAACCCTGACGATATACGTTCACGCTTTGCAGCCTTCGACCCTTGGAGACGTAATGCAGCAATAGCCGCAACAATGGGAGTCGCTGCACCTGACTTACTAGCCAATCCACTAGACGAAAACAACAATCGCCTGATTGATATTTTGAGGAATAAATAATGCCCCCATTTATAGTAACCATGCTCGCCCAAGGTCTAGGTATTTTAGGTAATGCCGTATTAGCCAAGGGCAAAGACGTAATCGAAAAAGAACTAGGCATTGACCTAGAGGAAGCCACGCAAACCCCCGAAGGCTTGCAAAAGCTAAAACAGCTAGAGGTTGACAAAGAGGAGTTTTTACTAAGCAACGCACTAGAAAACCGCAAAATTGACCTGCAAGACAAAGCGCTGGACATAGGTAATACTACTAACGCTAGGGACATGAACACGCGCGTACAAGAGAGTCAATACGCTAGTTTCATGGCTAAAAATATCGCGTCAATCCTAGCCCTTGTCGTCGTCATTGGTGGCGGTGCTATGCTTTGGACAAGCCCTAATGCTGACGTGCGAACTGCGGCTGTAGGTTTAATCACTTTGGTGCTCGGCTTTTACTTTGGTAGTACCAATTCAAGCCAACGCAAAGACGCTACTATCGCAAACCTCACAGGAGTACCAAAATGACGCTAGGCGAAGCACAGGAATACTTTGCACATGAGGAATGGCACTTACGCGCTCAGGCGTGGGAGATGGGCTTTGCGGTACGCCCTAAAGAGTTTGCGCGACCCATTGAGATGCAGAAAATCTATATCCAGCAAGGGCGAAGTAAGACAATGGATTCACGCCATTTAGACGGCTTGGCATGTGATTACGTATTACTTTTGAATGGCTTAATCTGCACACGCGAACAAATTAAACCACTAGGCGATTGGTGGGAAGCAAGAAGCCCGAAGCACCGATGGGGTGGAAATTGGCGCGGGGCGGTGGATAGTAAAAAATCATCTTTTGTAGATGCGCCACACTTTGAGATTATGCGCTAAGTGTTATGATAACGCCTTCCTATGTGCCAAGCGTTCAAAAGGATAAGGTGTTGTTATGCAATACTTTTGCAATGCAGGAAAGCATCCGAGCCTGAGAGCCTGCATCTCTTTGAAGGCTCAGTCT